AGTGGAGGAGAAGGCAAAAAAATAGAGGCCAACCCGCGTCGCTGGAATGTCATGGTGATAGCCCATGAGCTCGGTATGAGCGTGAGGCGATTCTTCCAAGAGATCGACCAAGAGGAGTTGGGTTGGTGGATGGCTTACTTCCAGGTGAAGAATAAGAGGGAAGAACAAGAGCGTGAACGCATGAAGAGAAGACGGAATGTCCGCTCTGGTAAATACCCTGTAGGCGACTAGTGACTAGCAGATGATGAGAACTGGAGTCTCCCGTGATCAATCTTGGCGACGTCAGATTTGAACTAGGCGCCGACACGAGGGGTCTCCAGGCTTCGGTAAGGGACCTCCATAGGTTCGGTACTGCTGTAGATTCTGCACAGAGCACAGTAGTCCGCTCCGCAGCCCAGATTGCTACAGCTCTTAGACGGCAAGAAAAAGCTACTGTAGATGCTTACAACCAAACCCTGAAATTAGCACAAGGGTTTGAGAGAGTAAAAGGCGGAGGCAGATTTGCTGATCAGGCAACTGCTTCGCTCCGCGAACTGAATAACTACATGACTACTGGTACGCGAACCACGCTAGAGTATCAGCGTGCTATGGAGCGTTTCAAGACCTCCCTACAGAATACCTCCAGAGAGTTCGCTACATTTACAAGGGGTGAAAAGGGAGCCAGTGCATTCCAGCAAGCGATAAGAGGCCTCCAAACTTCGTCTGTCCTCTTACAAGGACCACTCGGAGGCGTTGCTACTCGTATTTCGACTGTTGCCTCGCTATTCGGTGTTGCCGGTGGTGCGGCTGTTGCCTTCTCATTGGGAGCTGCTGCGGCTGCTGCTACTGTAGTTATCCTAGGCAAGGAACTACTTGATGCAGGTGTCCAGTTACAGCAGTGGACTGCCCAGCTTGAGGCTGTAACAGGTAACACCAAACAAGCTGAGGCGATGCTCCAAGATATCGTCCAGATCGCTAGGAAGACTGGACAAGCTGTTGGGGATATAGCACCTGCATTTGCACGGTTCACCATTGCTGCAAATGGGTCCGGGCTAGCTATGAAGGACGTCGAGCGCACATTCACAGTGCTCGGTCAAGCAGCTACCAAGATGGGTATGTCTGGGGAGCAGTCGACAGGAATATTCAGGGCCTTGGAACAAATGATGTCCAAGAGCAAGATCCAAGCAGAAGAGCTCCGTGGACAATTAGGTGATCGGTTGCCAGGCGCAGTAGCCATGATGGCTCGTGCTATGAAGGTGACTACCGCTCAGCTCGATGAGATGATGAAGAAAGGAGAGCTCCTATCAGCGTCTGCAATACCGGCATTCATTGAGGAGATGGCTCGGACTCTACATCTAACCGACGAGCCTATGACTGGATGGATCGCATCCACTAACAACTTGAAGACTGCCTGGTTCCAGTTGATGGCAGAGGTGGAGAAGACTGCTGGGGTCATGGGGATGGTGTCCTCCGCTATTGATGGCGTCACAGCATCCCTTGATTCTACTCGTGAGGTTCTACCCGAAGTTGGTTCAGCCTTCCAGACAATGAGCGACTACTGGACCGTCGGTATGGACCGTATCAATCAGTACTTCAAACCTTGGCGAGACCAGTACTATAAGGGGTTCGCAGATCTGTTTGACAGTCTACAGCGGAAGTCTGATGCATACCATGCAAACCTGGGAGGAGGAAACGCTAGAGCTTGGGCATTTGTCAAAGACTCTGCTTATGATGGCGTTAATTATGTCCTTAACCTTTTGAATAACCTTACAGCTGCTATCCCCAAGCTGACGTACGGCATTGCTATGGCAGTAGCCGGTTTGGTTATTGACGCAATGAATGCGATGATTCAGGCTATTGAAGATGGCCTTAATTGGTTGCAGGATAAGATAGCAGACAAGATGCCTACGTTCATGAAGCCTGGGCGTTTTGATTTCGGTGAGATAATCAACGCGCCAGCTAAAGCGGGAGGGGAGGCTCTCGACGAAGTCGGCAAGATTATGAAGCGCAATACAGACTTTATTGGCCAGGCTACAACCGCTCTAGAGGCCTACAACGCTGAGGTAGAAAGAGTCCAGAAGAGACGTTTACTCCAGCAACACCTACAGAGTGAGAAAGAAGATTACGTCCCCCCGTTTGAACTAGAGAATGCTGGGAAGATCCCTCCTGGTGCTGCTGGGGGGATGTCAGAGAAGGAGCTCAATGCTCTCAAGCGTAAGCAAGAGGCGCTGAAACTGATCAATGACGAACTGGATAGGACCTATCGAGAGATAGAAGGGCTCCAGAAGACTGAGAAAGAGCTCAGGCTTATGAATGAGCAGTTCGCCAGAGAGAAAGAAGTCGAGAGATATGCCAAGGCGCTGAGGAGCGCAGGAGTAGAGACGCAGGTTATTACAGATCTGACTAACGAGCTATCAGCGGCGCTAGCACGGAGAGATCTGCTACTAGTCCAACGTGAAGCTGTCATGGAAGTTCGTGATACGTTCATCACAGCATTTGATGACATAGCAGGAGCCATTACAGGAGCATTCTCCAGCGGTGAAGATGCTGGTGAGGCCTTCAAGAAGGTAATAAAGAAAGTCATTGATGATGTCCTGCAGATGTTCCTGCGGTTGATGGTGCTGAATCCTCTCAAGAACATGCTACTGGGTACAGATGAGCGTACTTGGGCCGATGTGATGGGAGGAGGGGGCAGTGGGAATATGCTGGGGAGTGTCATCAGTAAAGGGGTAGGCCTTGTACTTGGTGGCATCACCGGTAATATCTTCCCAGCTGCCCCGTACAGTACGGGAGGCCTTTGGGCTAAAGGTGGCTATACAGGAGATGGTGGGAAGTATCAACCTGCAGGTGTCGTCCATAAAGGTGAATATGTCTTCGACAAGAGAGCTACAGAACGCATTGGTGTAGGCCGTCTCGAATCCCTCCGTAAGGGGAGAGGAGAGTCTGATGAACTGTCTAGGATGTCTAGGATGTCTAGGATCTCTAGGGCATCTAAGGCGTTTAGAACGTCTGCTCGATCACCCCAAATGGTTAGCCTATCCAAAATGGGTAGGGGATATGCTGTAGGAGGTGTAGTCTATCAGCTGCATGGTGGACGGAGTAATAAGCCCTCCTCTGGTATTGAACACAAGGTCCATAAAGTTGCCAGTGAGCTGCGCCCCGGTATTACTACTATTCTGTTCTCTGGGCAAGAGCCCAAAGGGCGTAAGCCTGTAGGGACTAAATACCGCCACCCCCTAGGGTTTGCAGGAGACTTCCACTTCAAGGATTCGAGGGGCAAACGGATCTCGGATCCTAAGTTCTTTAAGCAGCTAGCTGTTCAGATGGCTGCCCGATACAATGCCAATATTGGCTATGGCCCTGGGTATATGGGATGGCACGGTATCCATATTGATACTATGCCGATCGGTAAGTACGGAGGAGGTAGTGTGTGGGGCGGAGTTGCTGAGCAGTGGAAAACTGTTCTAGATGCTGCTCGAGCAGGTAAGAAGTTCGCTGTCGACGTTGCGACTCCTGCGAAGGCTAGGAAGGTGCTGAAGGCAGCATATAACGAGGTTAGGGAGGCTGTTGGTATTACTTCGAGTAAGTCAGGTAGTAACATGATTACACACCTGGCAGATGGTTCGAGGTATGTCACAAATAAGTACGGCGTGACTACTCACATTGGGCCCAATGGAGAGAGCCTGGGCACTGTGAAAGATGTAATGCCTGATATTACGGTAAAGCCCGTCAGCACGAAGAAGCCTGCAAAGACAGTACCACCTAAGGCTGCGAAGTCGAAGTACAGCAGCAAGAATTACTTCCCTGAAGCACCGAAGAAGCCTAAGGGAGCCGACTATAAGTACACTCAAAAAGACTATGACCGTATGAGGGATATCTCTCCTCAAGCTGCCGATGCTATTCGCTCAGGTGGGGGCGGACTCTATTACACTGGTGGTCTTGTCAAGCCTCTGAGCGCTATGAAGCTCATGAATGTACCTAGGATGCACAGTGGAGGTATCGTAGGTGATGAACGTCCTATCATTGCACAAAAAGGTGAGATGGTCATTCCCCGAGGTGCTAG